ACCCGCCTGCATTCAATAATTCCTTAACTTGTTCAACATTTTTAGAGTCACGTTTAAATTTAATAGCCCATTGTTCTGGATTAATATAATCCATAATCATCTTCTGCTGGTCGTCACGCAATGAATCTAAAAACTTTATACCGCTATCACTTTGATATAACATCCATGGGCTAATCTTACCTCTGGCTATTTCATAACATATATTGTTTGGATTACCATACCGTAAATAATCTCTACTTTGAATCTTCTCTACTTCAGCTTTATCTATTGTGGTTTCAATACTACGGTGTATCGCATCTAATGGATCTTCTATTCGCAAATATTCACATAGGAACTTTGTATAGTTAGTATCTTGTCTCCAATTATCAATACGAATTGAATTCTTCAATAACCAATCACTAAATCTACTAACATTGATACATTTGATATCTACACAATAACTACCAAACTTAACAAAGGCAATGTAATAGGGATTCTTAATAAATTCTTCATATGTACGATTCTTTGTACCAGCAGTATTCTTCTTATAAAACTGCAACCAAGCTTGAAAACCCACACGATTACCTTGACGGTCACGTTCTAACCATCTACGTTTAGTTTCACATATGTGTTTAAGTACAGTACTTTCACGTTGGAATGTAGCTTTACAAAACTCACATCCATATGTTGATTTAATTTCCTCGATCTTTTTCATATTGTTTGATATCTTCATCAGTCACTAATTGACTAAGAACTTCTATATCAGATTGTTTTAAGTTAGGATATGTTTCTGCCAAATAACATTTACGTTTATGCTCTACTACAAAAGCTTTTGCAATCTCATCAATATCATCACTATCCACTTTAGGATAAATCTTTGTATAATATTCTTTAATATCTTTTGCTTTGGCAGGTTCTTTTAATGATGTTACTTTACTACCTAAATGAGGTATCCATTGATGAAATTGTTTACCTAAACCAGGACTACTAGCACATAACATATACCATTGTAGTTTAGGATGCTTCTGTACATATTCATTGAATAAATGTTTATTAGCGTGATAATCAACACTACGCAAGTAATAGCCCTGAACATCTCCTGAACCTTTAATAGCACTCATCCAATGCGTCATCATATAGGGAACAAACTTCTTTTGTTGTTCTTCTGTCAACCTATCATAATAACCATAGTCTTTCTTATCCATAGCTGTAAGTGCATCAAACAAGTCAAAGTCTTGTGCTACAAATTTTTCATCAACAGGAGTACTCTTTTTAGTTGCCATTAAAATGCCTGACTATAATCTACAATCTCACAGTTACGACTAATCTCTTTTACAAAGTAAACACATCTAGGCTTAGGACCATCATCTAATGGCACACATAAGAATTGTCCATTCTTCAATCTAGGTGCATACCATGTTACATCATGGTAAATATCTACAATCTCAATTGGTACAAAACTTGGGCTAAACGAACTGAGTGGATTAAACTCAAACGCATTGAATCCTCTATCATTGATACTAGTTAAGGGCAATGTTTCTAAGTCTCCGTGTTCCTGTTCACCAATTAGTATTTGCCAATCTACTGGCATTTTAATTGTTTGATTACCAATCTTTAATACAAGTGCAGGACTGTTAAATGATTCCAAAAAGATTAATGGGATGTAATGATAATCTACGTTTTGTGGATTACTGTTATCTAGTATAGCAAAGCGAAGGTCGTCAATCTCTTCGGGAAGTGTTTCTAGGTTATAGAACTCATTGTCTAGTGTTAGGATGCGAATTTTAGTTCTCCGTGATAAATAAGTGTGAGGGTCGCGGAATTGCAGTTCCCACCCTCTCTAACGCTACAAAGGAGCAATCAGCAATGTATTTAGATAATAAGTATACCATAACGTATAATAACATAGTTAATAGAGCAAAAGCAAGAGTTTTGGATGAATACTCGGAAAAACATCATATAATCCCAAAGTGTCTCGGCGGTACTAATAAAAAAGATAATTTAATTAGATTAACAGCCAGAGAGCATTTTATTTGTCATAGATTATTAGTTAAAATGGTTGAGGGAAAAGCAAAATTTCAAATGATTAAGGCTGTGGATATGATGACCGCACATTCAAAACTACATAATAGATATAAAATATCATCAAGGTTGTATGAGCAATTGAAACGTGAAGCATCGGCTGCAATGTCTGCGCTTACTAAAGGTATTAAAAAGCATAGTGATGATACCAAACAAAAAATGGCTGATAGTGCTAGGGGCAGAAAATCTCCTTTTAAAGGAAAAACACATACAACTAATTCTAAGAAAAAACTAGCAGAATACCGCAATCGACCTTGTATTTCTCCCTCAGGAGAACATTTTCCTAGTACAAAACTAGCCGGATTATCATATGGTATTAGTGGTCAGGCTATCCGAGGGTTAATAAAACGCGGTAGATCAGGCTGGGAATATTTATAATTATTTGTACGTCAACTTTTCTACATCAAAGGGGTAATTGGCTTCACGGTAAAAAGCTTTACGTTGGGTCAAATGTCGTTTGGCAAATTTACATGAACTTGTTATATCGTAGATTTGTACATGGTCTTTATCTTCTGCTTTGCGAATTCCACGTCCAATGCTTTGGATAACACGGACAAACGATTTACCAGGCTCTATTAAAATCAGATTAAAAATACGAGGTATATTAATACCAACAGCAGCCACACCATAAGTCGCCACAATAATTTTGTTCGTACTTGTTGCAATTTCGTCATATTCTTCCTTACGTTCATTCATATTAGTAGCACCACTAACAAACACACTACCGGGTAATCTGCTAACAATCTCTTTTCCTGCATTCACCCTATCAACAAGGATCAATGTATTACCTGTATCATTGATACCACTGATTAAACTAGCAATCTTATCTAATCGTTCACTATCTTCCAGTAAATGTTTCAATTCACTTTGATAGTTAGTAAACTCTTTACCATCTTGTAATTGCATAATATTAACATAACAACGTGCTAACACACCCTGATCTTGTAACTCACTAGCTGATAGTTTACCAATTACGTTACCCAAACTAACATAGATACTTTGTGCTTCAAACTTAGCTTTAGGAATAGTTCCTGTTAATCCCCAACGAATAGGAACTTTAGCAAATACCCCTGTAAGCAATGTTTTTAGTGCGTCTGCTTTAGCCATATGTACTTCATCAACCATTACACAAACAACACCTTCAATGAAGTCCATGATATCTGCTTCACCTGCTTTAGTTTTCTTAAGCATATTGTTAAGACTTTGCCAAGTACAAATAGTATGTGTTTTATTATATTCTTTACGGTCACCAAAGTATACACCAACATCTAAACCTAAATTAATGTAATCTGCTTCTGTTTGTGTTACTAGACTTTTGTTTGGAACAATAACAATACTACGACCATATTTCTCAACACTATTAGATAATGCGGCTGTCATTAATGTTTTACCTGCACCTGTAGCAATTTCTTGTAATGATTGCGGGTTCTCTAAGAAGTTGTTTACAATTTCAATTTGATAATCACGTAATACTACCGGCGTATCTTCTTTAGGATGTCCTTTAGGCCAGTTCTTATTTTTGAATGTATCCTCGGACACTTTGTCAAAAGTAAAGGTTGTAGTATAATCTCTTAAATCATCTAACTCAATATCATATCCTGCATTGTCTAGATAAGGAAGTATTTCAGGTAACAAGTTAATGTATGTGCTACCCGCTAAACTGAAATAGCTTACCTTACCATTCCATCTACCTAAACGTACTGCAGGTAAATAACGTGCTCCGGGTATTTCGTATTCAAACATTTTCATCAGTGCTTTGCGCTCTGATAGTTCAAGTCCCTCTATCTTTACATTCACTTCGTCTTTGACGATTATTTTACATTGTTTCATTCTTTTCCAAGTTAACTGGTTGACTATTTATTACATTGATTACTTTTGCGGCATTAACCTGTTCTGCATCAGTTATCAATTTGAATTTGATTACTACAGGAAATTTATACTTACTTAAACTATCATGCGTCATAAAACGTGAAGAATCATTATACTTTATACCTGCAATTTCTAATGCTTGTTTTAAATCATTTTTAAACTTCACGCTAGTTGACAATCCTACTCCTGATACCGATACATAATCACATTTTATATTTTGTAACCAAGGCACAATATCACATACATTTGTTAATTCTACTTTGGGATTATATAAACCAGCAAATCGTTCTTCATCAGTTAATAAGATACTAGTATCAATCTCTATTCCATATCGTACTAGTTCTGCTAATGTGGATAGTTCTGTATTTAAGGTAATATGTTTAATAGCTTCATCTAATGCAGAATTAGTACATGCAATCATATAATTACCGTTAACACAAACTAATGTGGGTGTCCAGTATTTTGCATCTTTGTAATACTCTTGTTGGCTTAATATTTTTTTAACATTATCGCTATATCTAATCTCATTAAAAAAAGTTCCAGTAATTCGTAATGCTAGTTTTAACGAAAAGGTACTTAAATCAGCAACATAGTATTTATTGATATTATCCCATACAAAACTAGATTGACTAAGTGATCTGAATGCTGTAATAAATGCTTTATTGTAGGGAGTTTTTAAAATGATATTGTCATCTACAATACCTATATGAGCGGATGTGTATTCATCAGTAGTTTCCACTACTAGTGTTTTCCAAGGAAGTTTTGCTAATTCCTTGATGAACATTTGATTTTTCACAAACTGACGTTCATATTTTTCAATAAGTTTATCCACTAGTGTTGATTGATTGCTAGTGATACGTTTTTTAGATACAATGATTTTTTCAAGGTTCTGAAGGAAACGAATATCATACCTACTTAATCTTAAGTTGGTAATCATAAAATATATTAACTGTTCTTTATTATTCAATTCTATCATTCAGTAATTATACAACAAATAAAACAAAAAATCAATAAAAAAGGAGAGACCGAAGTCTCTCAAAAGTACTTAAAGAAAGGAACGAAAAACTTTATCGAAACGGACTTATTGACATTGCCGTTACGCACACTGCAGGGGTTATGCTTTCATACAAGTTGCCTTAGCAAGTTCACGCCAGTTAGCACTAATCTTAACTAAGTCAGCAACCTTCAAACACATACGCAAGGACACTTCACGCAATTTAGAATGATTGTCCCAGATAAACGACATAATTTCGTCTGTCTGTTCTTGTGTAAAATCATACTCAGCAAACAAACCACCATCAGCGTCACGATGCACTTGCTTGATACGCAACATTTTGTCACGTTCACTATCAACTGTCAGGTCCAGAAAGTGACAACGTGATTGTAATGCATCTAAGTGCGGTTGCATCTTACCGGCTTTCTTTGTGTCAAACGATTTGTTTGTGATGAAAATGATAGAGCCGTTGAAGTTGAAACTATTCGGGATACCTTCGTCACGCAAAATACGTGAATCTTTATTCCAAGAAATCCTACGTGTCTTACCTGAATCCAATGCACCTTTCAATACATTGATAGCGTCTTGATCTTCCCAGATATCGCAATCGTCAAAAACTAGAACGTTCTTAGCATCAGAAAATTTGTACAACTTAGCAAACAATCCGATACCTGACATAGCACCTTTGACAACTTCAAAGCGAATTTTCTTGCTTGCAAGACGATCAAACATGCTTGCTTTTTCCATTTGCAATGCTACACCATGCGACTTACCGATACCTGCAGGACCTGTCACAATCATAGCACGTATATCACCACTGATACATGCCTTAGACATTTCATCAAGTACTGAAAAACGTGAAGCAATGCGGTCTTTTCTAAATTCTACTGTATTTGCTAACACTTGTTCTCCATTCAAAAATTCAATATTGTTAATCGTATCTACTAAAATTTTAATCTCAGTACTACGGCCTGGGAATTGACCATCATTTTTAACAGTCACATAACTACCTTTTTTACCTGTCTGAAAACCCTTGACAAGTGTAAACACTTCACCTTTAACTGCTTCATTGCGATAAGAACCTGACAAAATGCGAATCGTTGACATAGCTTCTCCTGTGTGTTAATCAATCAATACAAGTATTATAGCACGAATGCCATTTATTGTCAAATTAAGCTACCTTGCGAAAGTACATATAGGGCAAGCCCAATGTATAGCACAAGTACTCATCATCACCCTGAGTGTCCTCAGCTTCGTGGATCCAGCGCATTGCTGTTGCACGGTCCTTAGCACCTGAAAAGATCAGGTCATCGATCCTTTTCTCAAAAGAGAAAATTGCATGTTGCTCTGCCGCAATGCGGATCTTTTCTTCGGCTTCAATAGCTACACCAAGGCCTTCAAACTCAGCTTCAAAATCTTTAAGGGTCCAGTGTGAGGTGTCAACACCACGGGGGCGAACACCGTAAGCGTCCTTGTACATGTCCCAGTAAAGTTCCCGGGCTTGTTCCAATTGTGTCAACTCTTCCCAAGATTTGAATTCTGTAGTCATTTCCGAGTCCTTTTCTTTACTGTCTAAGATTCTATTATAGCGCCAAATCCATTTATTGTCAAATTTTGGCTATCAAATTAGCATGAATTTCGTTCATTTCCGACTGTTCTACATAGAAATCGGATCTAGGATCATAGTACTGGCCTTCTTTGTTGTCATAATACAACACTCTACCGGAGAAATTAAACGGTCCTTCTAGACCACGGCGTGGACCATATTTGGTACGCATTTCGTCCATCTGATATTTGTCGGCAACAACTTTGTAACCCATAAGACCCTTTCAACTGAATAAGACTCTATTGTAGCACTAAATCCATTTATTGTCAAATTTAGGCTACTGTCCAATTTAACAATTGATAGTAATGTAACTCATCATACTTTTTAGGGTAGCATGTGGCTTCAATACGTAATTGACCATTAGCAAATATCTTATCCCAAATATGTTTCAATGGGTTCTTTGGTTCAATTGTAATCAAATGAGCATTGTCATTACTATCCTTTAACCAATACTCAAAATATTTTACACGTTTGTTAGTTTTGTAAAAACTTGTTATAGGAGTTAGAGTAGTGATTTTATTAACACTATTTATATTACTGAAATTAGTTATATCTAAATTAACTTCTCTTTTGAACTGGTCAAATTGAACATCATATTCATAGAATTCAGGCAATCTATAAATGAGTGGTAACATTTCTTCTGTGATTTTTTTACTATCACCATGAATAAATTTGTTTAGGTCTTGTCTATAGGCAGATAACTTAACACTTTTAAGAGACCATAACATAATTTTTTTGCTAAAATAATCTCGTATCTCATTAGCACGAATCCTGTCAGGTTCTTCTATCTTTCTAAACAAGTTATCATCTAATAATGTGGTAATACCAGTTTGTATTGATTCGCTTTTTGTATCACGCAATCGTTTCCAAGCAACACTTAATGCTAGTATATCTTCAGTAGCTTCAATAACTTCATATCGTTTAACATAGTCGCTTCTATTAATATTTTTTAATAGGTTATTAAGATAAGTATCATCCAACGATAGTGAATTAATAGATAATGGATTGATAGAATTTATTCCACTACCCCCGCCAGTCAATGTTATTGTGTTACTGCTATATGTATTATTAACCAATTGTGATATCCTCCATACCGGCTGCTCTCAATCTAACAATATGACCTAACATAAAGTTTTTTGATTCTAATGCTTTCATTATGCCTAACCAACGATTTCTTAGTAATGCTACTTCATTGATAAGTGTTTCAAAATCTACTACTTCATCTTCACCATCAACATACTTTTCAGCATCACGGCTTGTCAATGCTCTATTATACGCTTCTAAATATTTTTGAAAATGCTTTCGGCGAATTTTCCGTAATTGAATGTTGAGATAGTTCAATACTGCTTCTATCTCTTGTAGTTGATTAAAACGATGTTCGGTTACTCCGGGTAATGCGGCAATGTTTTTTTCAACATTACCGTATACCCTTACCTCTTGTTTTGCAGATAATAATTCATTCTCGCAATGAGAGATGAAATCGGGTATCACAGCTAGATTAGTTGTGATCCTTGTATACCAATTTGACATTTAGTTCCAATCGTCTTGGTCTTCGTCTTCTTCTTCGTAGTCCTCATCAATCTCATCATGCTGTTCAGCATAACCTTTCAATGCTTTAAGCATTTCCTTGTCACCTTTAAAAGCATCTTTGATATCGTCGGTTTCGTAGTTGTTGTCAATCAATAGATTGATTAATGTATCTGCGGCATCACTACGGTCATTAAAATCAATGTGAGTGCGTAGTGCATCCCAAACTTCAGCAACAAAATCTAAACTCATTCTGTACCCTCCTCCTCAGGTGTTACAGTACTTATCTTTGATGTTGATTTTTGACTATACTCGGACATAACTATATCTAAGCAACCATCAGTATTAGCTTCCCAACCTTTACGAAACTTTTTAATGATTTCACCTTCAAGGGTTGTATACACAAGACTGTTACCTTCTTTCTTAACAAGTTCAGCTTTCTCAATCATGTCTAATAGACCTGAATAAGGGCTCATGCCTGTTTCATAAGGAATCTTAACTTGTACAGATTCAAATGGTTTCGCATAGCGAGTTTTCATAATCTTACATGCGGCACGAATACCACGTACATCACTAATCTTATTACCATCTTCATCTTCTTTGAGTTTTAGTTTCTTCATAGCAACTACAATGGAACTTGCGTAAACGAAACCTTGACCACCACTGATTTTATCATCTGGATCAAACATATCTTGTGAAGCATATGTGTGATTAGTAGCAACTAAGCCAATGCCTAGTGAACCAAACATATTAACACAGTTACGAACAAGTGCTGTTAGTGCTTTAGGCTTACGACCCATGTCACCTTTCATATCACCTGCTTCAAACTGATTAACGTCTGTTGGTGTTAGTAACATACCAAGACTATCAATTACAAATAATACCTTAGGACGATCTGTTTCTGGTAGTGCTTTATAATCTTTAACGAACATAGAAATAGTTTTTCCTACTTCGTCAATCATAGCCATGTTAAGTTTTAACAATTTACTGTCGTCTGTAGATACACCTAGCGCATGTAGCCACGCTT